TACAATTGGTTGGCAGGCAGAAAAAGTACCATCGCTGGAGTTCCTATTCGGATGAGCAAAAAATTTATGGTTACATATCAAAAAGCATTCGGTGCTGGTGCATCTAGAGAAGAAAAACTTTTTGATGATTTAAAAGATGCTAAATGGTTTGAACGTGCCATGAAACGTTCTCAACATATTACAACATTATTAGAGGTCAACGGGTGAATTTTTTAAAGGATGTAGCAAAGGAAATTGGTAATGAGTATGCAGGACTTGTCAGTGATGGCATCGCAGCAGGAGACACTTCTGATTTCATTGATACTGGTAGTTACATTTTCAATGCTTTGGTTAGTGGTTCAATCTATGGAGGTGTTCCATCAAATAAGATCACCGCTATCGCTGGCGAGTCTTCTACTGGCAAGACTTTCTTTTGTCTTGGTATTGTCCAACATTTCCTTGACAGTAATCCCGATGCTGGAGTAATTTACTTTGAGTCTGAGTCTGCTATCTCTAGGCAGATGATTGAGGATCGTGGTATTGCATCTGATCGTATGATGATCGTTCCTGTTGCTACCATCGAGCAGTTTCGTACTCAGTCTTGTCGCATTCTTGACAAGTATATGGAGCAGGATGAGGCAGATCGTAAACCATTGATGTTCGTACTAGACTCTCTAGGTATGCTTTCTACAGAGAAGGAGATTGCTGATGTAGCAGCAGATAAGCAGGTCAGGGATATGACTAAGAGTCAGTTGATTAAAGGTGCCTTCAGGGTGCTCACACTCAAACTAGGGAAGGCAAACGTGCCTATGCTGGTCACCAATCATACCTATGATGTGATCGGATCCTATGTCCCCATGAAAGAAATGGGTGGTGGTAGTGGTCTCAAGTATGCATCTTCTACAATCATCTATCTGTCTAAGAAGAAAGAGAAGGATGGCACAGATGTTGTTGGTAACATTATCAAATGCAAAGCACAGAAGTCACGTCTGACCAAAGAGAATAGTCAGATTGAGACACGTCTATACTATGATCGTGGTCTTGACAGATACTATGGACTGTTAGAACTTGGCGAGAGAGCAGGGATGTGGAAAAACGTTGCTGGTCGTTACGAAATGGATGGTAAGAAAGTCTATGCTAAGGCAATCTTGAAAGACCCTGATACCTATTTTACTGCCGAGGTGATGCAGGCATTGGATGAAGCAGCAGCAAAGGAGTTTCGTTATGGTAATTAATAATCCTCTACAGAAAACTTTAGGAGATTTTGTAAAACCATGTGAAAGACTTACTGATTATATAAAAGTCTATGATAATGTCTGTGATGAACGACTTTGTGATGAGATTGTAGAGTCTTTTAATAGTGATACTAGTAAGCATTCTTTCATCAATAGAAAGGGTAGACCCACTTTCACTGAGATGAATATATCTCAGGAATATATGAATAAAAATCTAACTTGGATGTCTGCTCAAAAAGAAGTGCAGGCATTGTTTATTGAATATGTTAGTAAGTATATGGATGAGTTGGATTTAGGTCCTGATTTTCCTAGTAAGTATGTTTTTGAAGAGTATCGTATAAAGAAGTATCGAGAAAAAACTGAAGATCAGTTTTCAGATCATACTGATGTTGGTGATTATAATTCTGCTCGTAGATTTCTAGTATGTTTTTTATACTTAAATGATGTGGAGGCAGGAGGCACTACAGATTTTCCAAAAATTTCATATTCTGTTGAACCAAAACGTGCTAGAATATTGATCTTCCCACCTACTTGGATGTATCGTCATGCTGGAAGACCTGTACTAGAAGGTACTAAGTATATTCTCGGAACTTACCTACAATACCTATGAATCTAGAAGTAACTATTCTCAGTAATCTTGTTTACAATGAACAATATATGCGAAAGGTATTGCCTTTCATCAAATCGGAATATTTTCAAGCAAGAGAATATAAGATTATCTTTTTAGAGATTCATGAATACATTAGTCAATATGATGCGTGTCCCAGTCTGAACGCAATTGGTATAGAATGTCAGGAACGAACTGATCTTACTGAGGATCAGTTTAAAGAAGTTATTCAAGTATTAAATGTCCTTTCCGATGATCCCGCAGACCACGATTGGCTCGTTGATACTACAGAAAAGTGGTGTCAAGAGCGTGCGATCTACCTATCTCTTATGGAGAGTGTCAAGATTGCTGACGGGCAAGATACCAAGAAAGATAAGGGTGCTATTCCTTCTATTCTTTCGGAAGCACTTGGGGTATCATTCGATCAACATGTAGGACATGATTATGTTTCTGATGCACAAGAACGATATGACTTCTATCACAGAAAAGAAGATAAAGTTCCATTTGATCTTTCGCTCTTCAATAAAATTACAAAGGGTGGTCTGCCTAACAAAACATTAAATATTGCACTTGCTGGTACAGGTGTTGGTAAGTCACTATTCATGTGTCACTGTGCTGCTGCTGCCTTACTTCAAGGTCTTAATGTTCTATACATTACATTGGAGATGGCAGAAGAGAAGATCGCAGAAAGAATTGATGCCAATCTACTTAATGTTCCTATTCAACAACTTGGAGATCTTCCACAGGTAATGTTTGAAAAGAAGATTGCAAATCTTTCTAAGAAGACACAAGGTAAATTAATCATCAAAGAATATCCCACGGCATCTGCTCATGTTGGACATTTTAAGTCTCTTGTTTCTGATCTTGCTCTTAAGCGGAGCATTAAACCCAATATTATCTTTGTGGATTACCTTAATATCTGTGCTTCCCAGAGATATAAAGGGAGCATTGTCAACTCCTACACCTACGTTAAAGCAATCGCAGAAGAACTTCGAGGTTTTGCTGTGGAGTGTAACGTTCCTATTATCAGTGCTACGCAGACCACTCGTTCAGGTTTTGGTAGCACTGATGTTGACCTTACTGATACTAGTGAATCCTTCGGCCTCCCTGCTACTGCTGATCTTATGTTTGCCCTTATTAGTACGGAGGAGCTTGAGGGTATGAATCAACTTATGGTCAAACAATTAAAGAATAGATACAATGATACCAATACATACAAAAGATTTTGTATAGGTATTGACAGATCAAAGATGAGGTTGTATGATGTGGAGGAGTCTGCTCAAGAAGACATAGTTGATTCTGGTCAACCTGAACAGCAAATTGATCTAGTTAAAAAGTTCACAGCAAAGAAAACATTTCAAGATTTAAAGTATGATTGATTCAAAAAAGTATGCCGAGTTTGTTAATGAGGTTACCTCACAGGAGAGTAAAAATCCATCTGCGTTCACTACCCGTTGTTATCAACTTACAAAAGAAGGTTTTCCTCCCGAGCGATTCCTTACTGCTGCTCTAGGAATGTCTGCTGAGGCAGGTGAGTTTACTGAGATTGTGAAGAAGATGGTTTTCCAGGGTAAACCTGTTGATATGGATAATATTACTCATCTAAAACGTGAACTTGGAGATGTTATGTGGTATGTTATGCAAGCATGTATTGGTCTTGGTGTTACCCTTGATGATGTGATTGAGACTAATGTAGAGAAACTTAAGTCGCGTTATCCTGGTGGAGAGTTCGATGTTCATTATTCTGAGAATCGTCAAGAGGGTGATGTTTGATGGCACTATCTCAACAAACACTAGATAATCTACTAGAAGCAGAATCCCATGTTCGTGCAGCAATTAAATCTGCTGCTGTAAATGAAACCCCTCTGGTTGTTAAACAACTATCAGAAATTTTACTGAGTATGGAGCAAACTAAAAAGTATGATGAGATTCTAGATATGTTAGATAACTTTAAACCATGACCGACAAAGTATCAATTCTAGATAATTTTTTACCCAAGGAAGATTTCTATCAGATACAATACTATTTTCTTTCTGGACAAGATGATGCTATTGATAGGTGGAGATGGAATCCTACAATTACAGGAATTGGTTCTAAAAAAAATGAAGGTGGTCAATTTTGTTTAGGAATTTTTTATTCTAATGAGGGTATCAGATCTGAAGATAAACAACACTGGCACAAATGCCTTCCAATGTTGGATGCAGTAGCACGAGAAAATCCTCGTGATGGTAAAGATCTTATCTGGTTAAGGGTAAAAGCAAACATGAATCCTGCAACTGCCGAACATACTAGATTAGGTCAGTTTCATAGTGATTTTACTTTTCCATGTACTACATCAATCTTTTACCTCAACACTAATAATGGATGGACAGAGTTTGAAGATGGTACAAAAGCAACATCTGTTGCTAATAGATTAGTAACATTTCCCTCTCATATGAAACATGTGGGATTTAGTTGCACTGACGAACAAGTCAGAGTATTAATTAATCTCAATTATATTAAATACGATTAAAGTTATGCTATGAATTTTACACAAGACGATCTTTGGAATCAGATTGCAACTCTCGGTTGGGATGTAAGAAATGATAACATTGTAATTGAGATTGGTGGTACACAGGTATCTGGTATCTACCAAGGTGAAAACTACAACAAGAAGTGGGCAGCCCAATATGGGGATCGTAAGTATAACAAAGATGCATTCCTTGTTATCAAGAACCTCTCACGAGACGACAACACAAAATCACAACCTATGGATAGGGAGCACGCACCACATCATGGAACCCCAACTACCACCAAGACCGCCAGAGACACCTCAACAAAAGAGGCAGATGCGACAGACAATAGTGCAAATACAACTGGATAACATTTGTCAATGTGTAAGTGGTAAATGGTATAGAACTCACTACTGGGATCCTCAAGGAAATCGATCAGATAGATTTGTAATTGAGTTTCCTCCTGAAGAGTTTAATGATGTTTAATGCTTAGTCTTTGGATTCACATACGAGCATTCTGTTCTGTTGTACTAGTGAGTTGTGCTCACCCTGTCAACTGGGAGCAGTGTGTTCGTGTGGACCAATGGTTATTACCTGAGGTTGTCCAGGGTTATAAACTTTGGACAGGACATGAAAAAATATATGAAAAAGAAAAGGATTATCTAAATAGTTTGGATGATTCCATAGAGTAAGATGGCAAGTAAGAATCCTGATGTTCAGGAAGTCACTAAACTTATTAATACTCTTAAGAAAGATAATATCTTTTTAAGAAAGACTGAGGGTGTTTCTAAGATCAAATTATTTGTTGAAGCAGAAGGAGATAGAGATTCAGCAAAAGAAAAGATGGATAAACTCTTAAAGTCTAAAGGATATCCTACAGAAACTACAAGAGTGTCTGGACACTCTGCAGAAGCATCTGCTATTAAAGGAAAAAATATTACCATCATCTATAAGAATAAGAAAGGTGGTATGGCAGAGACTACTATTAACTCTACTATTACAGAGTTGTTTCCTTGTATTGCATTCTTAGGTAATATTAAAGAAACTAACAAACAAAAGTTTTACGAAAAAATTAAGGAAAGTAACAATCCAAGTATTGGATGTTATGTTAATTCTAAAGATGCTGAGAAAGGTTCTGAGTTCATTAGTTCTGCAGCAGAGTCTAGTAAGTTTGATGAGAAAGTAAATAATGCTCTTGGTATTCTGAAGTTTTTAAAAGAACAGGATGCAGGTAAAAAAATTAAAGATGTGTATTGGGGATATCGTGCTAAACCTCAGGGTGTTATGAATAATCATCCTGGTGATATATTCATCAAGTATACTGATGGTAAAATGGTGGGTGTTTCTTTGAAGGCAGGTGGTGCTGGAACAATGGAACCAAAACTCAACACATATGTAAATCCTATTGTCGAATTTTTTGGTAAGCAGAGTGAGTATAAGAAGTGGCAGCAAGAATCTTATGACAAATACTATGCTGGTATTCCTGGTATTGCCGATTTTCAAGCATATGGAAAGTCTGCTATGGTTCCTGCTATAGCAAAATTTGAAAAAGATAATAGCAAATTGTATGAGCAATATTATGATGAGCAACTAGAGTGGTTGCGTGATAAAATAATTGAAATGATGAATGCTGACCAAACCATGGTCAAGAAATTTTTACTTGAGAAAGTTGCAGGTGAGCAAAAGGATGTGCCACTGGTTGTTATCAAAGCAGTGCAAGCAAACTATCAAGAATTGAATGATGATGATATTGTAAAAGAGTGTGTGCAGAGATCTAGAAAAACTAATGGTGTGAAGGTTACTAAGTCTCCAAGATCTAAACAAACTTTTTTTGTTGATTTGATTTGTAATAATAAAACTACCAGACTTAATTTTACAATTAGGACAAACAAGTCTGGTGCCGAGCATAAGTTGGGACAGTTTATCAACTTGGCAGTAAAGTTTAACGGTGTGCAGGACTAGAAACTGTCACACCCCTGGTTGCGACTGCCTTCTGCCATGCTATAATATGTGTATAGACAGAGGACGAATG